ACTTTGTCGAATAACGAATCAAATGTGAACGCATCACCTTTTCCTTTCAATACATATTTCTTATGTAAGGGTTTCAATGAATGAGTTGGTTCATTTTCATTCAGTATCATTGATGCTAAATATCCGTCCCATGTGCAATAAATGTTCTTTAATCCATTCGCTCTGAGAAATCGCATATCAAACTTGGCATTGAACATATCTATATCAGGTCCTGCTTCTAACAATCTCTCAAACTCTTTCATTACCACATCTACATCAAGCTGCTCACTCAGTCTCTGCTTAGTTATGTAGCTGATGTGATTAAGTGGAATATATGCTCCTTTCTCATCGGGTGTGTAAATACATATTCCTGCTAATGTGTTCTGCAACGGATCCAACCCATCAGTTTCTGTGTCAATTGAAATATACTGATTAACAATACAGTTATCTATATATTTCTGAAGTCTTTCTAAATCTGTAATAACTTCATATTCATCTTTATACTGTCCTAATTTTGATTCTACCAGTGATCTTATCTCATTGATATGTGCAATTAGATTGTTGCCCTTCTTCACGGTGGAAGTTGCTTTTGCTAATGTTTTTGATTTAGTTATTACCTTTTCTGCTTCTGCTCTGCCTTTTCTACTAGGCATTTCAAATAGTGCCATTATATGTCCTCCTGGTATACTGTGGGTAAGGATTTGCACCTTACATGATGAACTCACATCTATTTGTACCTAACAATTCATCGTGAACGTCTACCTATTCCGCCACCACAGTACGAACCTACCTACTTAAAACTCATCTTCATCACTTCTACGTCTGCTTCGTTTCTCTTCTGCGTGTACAGATCTTCCACCTCTACGTGTCTCCTTATTGCGTCTACGTGCACGAGGTCTTTCTTCTTCATCCTCATCAAACGGAGGTTCGTCATCTTCCTGTCTCTTGGACTTTTTGCTTGTGCGTCTTCTTACAGGTTCCTCCTCGTCATCGTCATCATTATTGCCACCGCTTGGAGGAAGTTCTCCAGTATCCAAATAATATTCCATATCATCTATGGTAGCATCGTATACAACAGATCCAAGGATATCCGGTACTTCTGGCAAATCTTCAAGTGTTGTATCATCCTCATCTACTTCAATAATATCATAAGTTGTCTGCTGGTCTCCCTTCGCACCATTTCTTTCAATTTCAAAAATGTGTGAAGGGAAGTTATCATATCTTCTAAGTAACTTCTGAAGCTTACCAATATATGCCTTAGGTCTTTCAAAAAACTGTATCTCTTCAGCATTTATATTGTACACAGGAATAAATACTCTTACGCTTACACTTGCTTTACTTTCGCACAATGGACAATCTGTTATCGGGTCATTGTAAGCTCTTAGGCAATTAATATGTCTATTAGGATATTTAGCATTTTCTCCTACCTTAACCTTATGAGTGTTATAAATGTAATTGTTCAAGTCATCTTCATCAGCTATTAGAATCCTAACTCTCTCAACATCTCCATCATCCTGAAGTCGGAAATAACTGATTTTATTTCCTCCACCACTATTGTACTTGTCCAAGTCGTTTAGATTTACTCTACCCATTATTTGTCACCTTTTCCTTTCTTATTATTCTTTGCTAACTGTGCATTATATGCCTGAGTTAGTATCTTCTTAATTGTGCTGCGAACTTGCTGAGTGTCCTCATTAAATGTATATCTTGCTGAATAGAAACCTGTCAGTGTCTGCTGTGGAACCAACGTTTCTACATCAACCCCTCGTGTGTCTAAACGCAATTCGTGCTTAGGGTAACTCATGTGCATGAACATTTTTCCGCCTGCCCTAAAAACCTTTTGCGCCATATCCTTAGCACCGTTGTTCTGCCTTCTCTGTACATAGTCTCCACCAAGATCTGCTACAACCTGTATTGCATAATTCTGTAGGTCTGTTGAATCAAATGTGGGTCTCTTAGGTGCTTTTGTCTTAGGAGCTTTCTTCTCCTTCTTTTCCTTCTTCTGCTTAGGAGCTTTCTCCATCTCCTGCTTTGCTTCTGCAACCATTTCTTCCACCATGTCTTTGAAAGACGTTGTGGGTTCTGCCTGTGCGTCTACCATTTCCTGCAACGACTTTGAGTTGTTCTTATTAAGTTCCTTGGTAATCTTCTTAGATGCTTCTACGTACTTGTCGGCTTCCTGCTTAGAAGTATCAACTTCTTCAATATCCTTCCACCATCTCTTTACAGTGCTAGTTGAAAGATTGGTAACTGTTCCGTCATCCTCATAAGTAAGCTCGTAATTGATAATCTGTCCGCCCTTCTCGTAGGTATCGGTGATTTGCGCAATGCGTCCATTCTGTTTGTTCTGGATTCTTCTCATTTAAAATTTCCTCCTTAATATGAAATTCGTGTGGTATGAGTGTACTTTCGGCAATGCCAATTAAGTACATTAACATTATACTAAATGTATCAAAAAAGCACAACCTTTTTAGAATATTTCGGCTAAATCTCTAAACTCCAGTAAATTCAAGTCATTTATGTCCTTTTTGCCCTCTGGAAATACGAATTCTGTAATTATTTTGTTAGGTAAGTTCTTTTTTAACGTATCCCGTGCCCTGAGCCCTGCTTCGTCATTATCTGTTGCTAATATGTACTTTCTTACTGGTAGCTTTCGTAGCTGTTCAAATTGTAGGGCATTACCCAACCCATTTAATGCCACTGCTACTCTACCAAATTGCCAGCAAGTAAGTGCATCTATCATAGATTCGCATATTATTATTTCCTTGGGAAATTGTTCCAGTTGATATATCTCATACAATCCATAAAGTGGCTTCTCTGCTCCTGCTGGGTAATTGAAGTATTTCGTGCGTACAGACCTGCGAGCGACGAACAGGCAATTGCCATCTTTATCTCTGATTGGGAATGTAATACAATGGGTCTTTTTATCATATCCCAGATCGAATAATTCAATGATATCTTCATTTGTTATACCTCTTTTCTTCCAATACGGATGATAATATCTGTAGCTGTCTAATTCCTCGGCAGAAACAAAATTACGAGTATCTCTACGATTATAAGTCCTATCCAAATCCAAATCGACATCTTTACGTTCCCCCAATCTAACTGTTGCAAAATTTCTTACCAACCATTTCCAACCCCAGCTGCCTATTATATCCTCTTCGTGTCCAAAGCAAAATGAAATTACTTCCGGCAATGTATGAACTTGCCCACACGCAAAACAATGAAACAATCCATCTGACTTCCTAATACCTGCTGAAGGTTTCCGCTCTTGCCCATCCCCATGATATGGACACTGTATCTGCAAACTCTCTTTGCTACCTAGTCCACTCTTCTTAGGTGGCTTCTGCAATAAATTGATTCCATTATTATGAAGCTGGCGCCTAAGTTCTTCTATTATATCTTCAAGTTCTGCATTAAATAAAAATTCATCTATCTCCATATTTCCCTCTTACCTATGTCTCTAAATCTGCTAACATACATTTTTACTTCAAACAAATAAAACTCTCTCATATCTAATGGTAGCTAGGTTATCAAAACATATCTTCGTCGGTCTCCATCTTAGGTCTTTTTCTCTGACGTTTCTCTGTGGGTTCTTCCTGTACGATGTCATCATCTGTTCTTATGAATTTAAACTCTCCTATATCTGGGTTCCATTGATAATTGATATGTCCTCCCACAGGACCAAACCTCTGCTTCTTAATTCCAATCTTTAATACACCTTCCTTTGTGTGCCTTAAAGACAATACTTTGCTGGCATTTGCTGCTATTCCGTCACTGTCCTTAATATTCTCAAGATCCGGTGTTCCTCCGTCTTCCTCTTGTGTATCTTGTACTACTCCGCTCCTGTTTGCCTGAACAACTACAAGAATCGGTATTTTTAGCTCTATGGATAAGCTCATCAAATCTTCAGATATGTTCGTTAGGGTTGCTGTCTTAGTATCACCTCTTTTGCCTCTCTCATCTGTTAGATATGTTATACCATCTATTGCCAGCATATGCAAGTTATTTTGTTCTACCCACTGTTTTAATTTGCCTACTGTTATTTTCTTATCAAAATCTAATGGTGTAGCCACTTTGAATTTATTCTTGCGGGAACTAAGTTCTTCAATATATTCTCTATACTGCTCTGCATCTACTGTATTGTTTGCCCACATAAGACCCTTATTTGAAAATCCTTTGTACAGCGTATCAAATCTGTATCCAATACTATTAGGACTCATCTCTGGGCTTATGTATCCGATATTGAATCCTAATTGCCACACATGAGTACATATTTTCTCTGCTACAAATGATTTACCGTTGTTAATACGTGCGAACACCACTATCAACTCTTCTACTCTTTCTATGCCATGTATTAAATCATCTAACTCTGGGAATCCGGTAGTAAATGTCCATTCGTCTTTATGGTCTCGTCTCTCTATATAGTCGTTATATCTTTGCATTGCCTGAGATACAATGTCCACCGCTGAAATACTTTGCTTAGGCTGAAGATCTTTAACTGCTTGAAGCATATACCTTACAGCTTCATTTGCATCTGTCTTCATCATCTTCGCCGCATTCTTAAGTACAGGAACTGATTTATTAAATGTCCATTCCTCGCATATGGTATCTACCAAATATTCGTCACTCTCAGTAACTTCCACAAGTTCCACATCTGGGAAGTTAGAAAGGAATGTTGCTTTGTCTGGTACGTTTCCATATTTTCTATAATGCTCCATTATGTAGTTGTATTCGTCTAAGTATTCTGGAAAATATTCTTCTGTTAAAAAGTTATCTTCGATTATAGATATATTCTTAGTTAGCAATACCTTGCTTAATATTTGTAATGCTGCAACCTCTATCATTTATGTCTCCCTTCCATCGGTTCCTTCAAGCTCTACTATTATCGACGCTTTGTAGATTCTGCTTGCCAATCTAGGTCCTAACACATTTGTGATTCCTTCTTCGTCTGTTATGTTACCTGTGTAAATATTACTCTTTTCCGCTAACATTCTGCTGTCAATTAAAATCGTTAGCTGCGATAAATCGTAATTAGATAATGTGTCACATGCTATATCGTCCCACACCACCAGGTCGCACGTTTTTAGCAATTGCTTGTATTCGTGTGTTAATGGGTTATTGAAATCTTTTAAGTCTGCTAATAGTGCTGGAACGTGTACAAACAACGCTCTTGTTCTTAATCCATTTCCATCCCATATTCTCTCGAAATATTTGTGCATAAGTTTAATTGCCCAGCTTGTCTTTCCATTTCCAGTTATATTGCTAGTTATATACAAGTTCTTGCCCTGCTTAACAAACTCGTAAATGTTATCTTTTAAATCTGCCAACTCCTCAAACATTTTTCTATCATGTGCTGTTGTGGGTTTTAATTTTATTGGTTTTTGCTTGGCTTTTGGTAGTCCACTGTTCTGCATTAAGTAATTCATCTCTAAGAACTTAATACAGCTTGAACAGTTATTGTCTTTCTCAGGTCTTGTACAAATATCTTTGTACCAACATTTGTCGTTAATATTCAATCTGCTCACCTCTTTCTTCCATTTCTTTCCACATACGTTCTGTAGCTTCTTTTTGTTCTTTTGTGGCACTTACTGTTCTTACTCCTTTGTTACACGGTGAATCTATTACACTCTTCTTTTTGTCGTTGCCATAACTTCCTTCTAGTATTAAATCAATATTATTCGTATCTTTCTTTTTTTCGTTTTTACTCTTGCTAATAAAAAAATTAAAACCTGCTTTCCATGTTCCACCAGTTTCACCAGTTAAAAATGGTGTATTGTTGGCTATTGTACATGCTTCTGTAAAATCATCTACTAAATCATCGAATGTAAGATTGTTATGCTTATAATCTTTAACTAGGCATGCTATTAAGTCCATTTTATTATCGTTTAAAACTCTAACCTTTGGTAATTTAGTGCATATATCGTTATAAATTTCTGCTAACTGAATTGCTTGTGTTTTAAGAATTTGATTATTAGAAATTAGCTGTGTTTTTCGACATTGGTTATTAATTTTTACTTTTATTTTTTTATTATTACTATTAGTGTCCTGTTTATTTATATTATCATCAATAATAGTATTAATAGGCTCATATACTGAGACGTAATTTTTTACGTCTGGTCGTGTGACCAAAAGTAATTTTTTACGTCTGGTCATATACTCTTCATCATCTTCTAATTCTTGCAATAAAAACTTATCTGATTTTAAAGCGCTTGCTCTTTCCGTAATTCTATAAAATGATTTAGAACCTCTATTAGAATCATTAGCAACTTTTTCAAGTTCAATTAATTTGAGATTAAGTAATTTAGAAAATCGTTTAGTGAGCATTGATTCTTTAATACGTAAAATTGGCAAGTCTTCAAGTAGCACAGTTCTTTCAATATGTGCAAATGATGTTTTTAATGGGTCATTTTTAAATGATATGTGTTCAAACTCGGGTCTTGCTTGTGCCTGTGATATATAATCAAGTATAAATAAGTCTGTTATATCTAAGGCACTGTCTGGATGCTTAGAATTAAACTTCAATAATATTTCTTGGTTAAAATCTAATATCGAATATCTCACTATTAGCTCCCTCCATTACAAATTCTAAATAACTCTTTTCAACAATATTTTTAATGTTTGTGAAATAAAAAATGTTATGGAAGTAATACAGGGGGTTTACTTCTCATAACATTTTTTATAATCGTATGCGGTTGTCTTCTTACACGG